ACTCAGTCTGTGAAGATAGAGCTGGTTTTCTTTATATTAAAAGACAATATGAAACTGACAAACAATACACTTCTATGGGTGGCAACGATTTTGGTGGCAATGTGCCTTGTGGTAATGCATTATCAAGATAAAACAATACAAGACTTCAAAAACCTAATCGAACAAATAGATACAACTGTAACAATCAAACGTGACACAATCTGGAAAGATACAACAATAACAGAAAAAGAGTTTGTACCAAAGTACATCACAAAAATCAAAACTGATACACTATTCAAGGAGAATGGTGATACAGTTCAATTGACAACAGAGTCAAAACGCTTCGATAAAACGCTCACAATCGACAAAGATACAGCAGACCTACAGATATATACAAGCGGTATAAATACAAGCCTAGACAGCCTTAAAATGGCTCTCAAGACGCACCATGAGGTAGTTACCAATACAGTTGAAATTACAAAATACATTGAGAAACCAAAAACCTTTTGGAAACGATTCCATATTCAGCCTCAAGTTACAAGCGGATATGACATAATCAACAAACAATGGGGCGTTACAGCTGGTATTGGTGTAGGATTTGATATTTGATAAAAAAAAAAGTTCTCAAAAAATTGATGCTTTTGAAAACTCAAAACTATTTATTGTATATAAAACAAAACATTTATGATAGATAATAATTATTTTGACACAATGGAAGTCAAAGACTATAAGAAGCTCTGTGACTTCAACGACCAAGTAAACTGGTTTGATGCAATCGACATGATGCCTAAGTACAATCCAACAGATTCAACGTGTGTTGATAGAAAAGGAAGACTTGTACATATTGAACTAAAAACAAGGGAAGGCTCACTCTATGACTATAAACGCTTCGGTGACGTTCTAGTTGAACCAAAGAAACTGAACACATTCACCAATATAATGGAAAGCGGATATACACTGGATGAACGATGCCTTTATATGAACTTCGTGGATGACGGTATAATCATATTCAACTTCAACGACATCGACAATATAAGAGTCATTCCAAACCACAGACACTATAACAAGGGAAAACAACAGTATGAATTTGAAACGAGATTCGCACTACCAATCAATAAGGCAATCATATATGCAATTGATAGAGATACAGGAGAATATATCAGAGTTCAGTGATATTCATCACTTCCTCAATCCACTCCGTGTATAGAGTTCAATGAAACATACATTCTGTAACTTTCATATAATTTATAAGTTTTATTTTTTACTATTTAGATGCAAGGGGTATAGCAATTCGGCTATACCCCAAGTTGTTTTTATATCAAGTCATCATCATTCAATAACGACACATATTGATGAATTGTCTTCACAGACTTTCCAGTCTCAGTGGCAATCTTCAACAAGTTCACATTGGGCTGCTGAATCTGACTCATCACATATGAATGCCTATAACTGTAATACCTACAAGACAAGTCAATCAAAGGCACATTGTCTTTTTCTTCAACATTATGCCTCACAATAACCTCATTAGCCCTCTTGAACCATTCAACCAAATGCTCACCGTGATAAGTATAAAGGTTGTTCACCCTCTTCTTAATGTCCTTTCCAACATACCCTTTTAAAGTGGGAAGAAAATACTCACCATCATTGAACATCAACATCGTCTGGATTAATACATTCGACTCAAAACAATTCTGCAATAAACGAATCTTATATAACATTCCAGTCTTGGAACGATGACCATCAATCGCATAACAGTTCTTGCCCTTCACCATTATAACCTTTATGTCCTTCTTCTTTAAAAACGATATATCAACTGGAGCTAAACCTTTCATGTAATAACCAATGCAGTACAAATATAAAGCATAAATCGAAGAATGAATATCAACCAACTCTTCAATTACACCATCCCTATAATGCCACATCGAACCATTCCTCTCAACCAACTTGTCATATAACATTTCCATCATAAACTCCATAGACCTATGATGAATGTATAACTCAGATTTGCTCTCTCGATAGTCCTTGTGATATTTCCAACCATCCAAAGGATATTTCTCAATTATACCCTTCGCTACAGCATAATGCAATATGGCAACAATCTTGCCCAAATAACTTTTTATACTACCACTAGATAAACCTTCACCCTCCATCCAACGACCATATCTCCTACAAAACGATTCATCAACCTCATTGATGATTATATCCCTTCCATAAAATCGCCTTACATTCCTCTTCACAATATTCCATTTCTCAATCGTCTTACTCTCCAACCCCTTCTCAGATATATATTGCTCGATAAGACTGTTTAAATCGTTTCTAACAGCACATAAGACCTTTCGTGGACGAAGTATCATGTCAGCTGTATAAGCCTCTCCTAGAGCTTCATAGCCATTTCTAACGGCTATCGCATCATTTTTCATCTTCTGAATCTCATGATTAATCATAACGAAGTTGGGATAACCCTTCTTAACACACTCACCTTTCTTATCCCAAAACTTGAGAGAACAAGAATACCCAGTTGAACGAGTACATTTGCCATTGAAACTGCACATTAACATGATGGGATGAGTGCCATCTGCTAGTGTCTTACCTTCCTTGAGGAATAACCTCACTCTTGCCATTGATACTTTCATAATTGTAACTACTTATGGTGCAACTTAAATTAAATTGTGGCAAAAATAGTGCAACTTTATGAAATTACCAAATAAATAGCGTTAAATATTCATAATCAGACGTTTACATTATTTCTAGAATTATTACATTTCCTCTCAAGTAGACTCGTGGTGGACTTACTTGTAAAACGTGGTTTTATTTGATTATCAATTGGTTATGAAAAACACAAAATATTCGGTGCTACCTATGGGGAAACTTATATTAAAGTTTGTCTTTATTGAAAAGATTATATCGTGAAAACTAAATGGGTTGATTTAAACATAAAGGAGAAACTAGCAATACTATCAGCCATTATTGCTTTCGTTCTGGGTTGGTGCATGAGTATTGCTGGCTTTTGGATACCACCAGTAGGTGAAGTTGCTGACTCAATCCTCTGGATACTTGGTCAAGCATTGTTATATGCTGCTTCTGTATTTGGAGTGAGTGCTTATTTCAGAAGTGAAACAGTACAGTTAAGGAAAGATATGGATAGGCATCTAGAACACATGGAGAGAATGCAAATCCAGAGGGAGAAACTAAGAAATGGAATTGATGTTGAAGAGATACCTGATAAATATAATGACGAAGATGACGAATAAATTATTGGAGCAATATAAAAACCCTTATTATAACCAATATGTTGCTCCATATAGATATTGTTTTTTTAATTCAGAAGGAAAGAAATTGGGTAGAATAATCTGGGTAAATAATGTTGATGGTATCTACATCGACAAATGTGATAGTGAATGGGGTTTATAATATGGCAGACTATAAGAAACTAATACCGCTAATAAAGCGATGGGAAGGTGGTTTTGTTAACCATCCAGCAGACCCACAAGGAGCTACAAACAGTGGAGTTACAATAGCGACATATAGAAGTGTATATGGACGTTATAAGACAGTTCAAGACTTGAAAAATATGACCAACGAACAATGGGATTATATCTTCAAGACAAAGTTTTGGGATAGATGGAAAGCAGATGAGATTGATAATCAAGCAATAGCTAATTTACTTGTTGACTGGGTTTGGGCTAGTGGCGTGTATGGCATCAAGTATGCACAGAGTGTCCTAGGAGTTAAAGTAGATGGCATTGTGGGGCTTAAAACACTCGCAGCTATCAATTATTATCCAAACAAGAGAGAACTCTTCTACAAGCTCTGGAATAGGCGAAAAAAGCATTTCGATGATATTGTGAGACAGAGACCAAGTAGCAAGGTCTTCTACAAAGGCTGGATTAATCGTCTCAATGATTTCAAATGGTATGAGTAACAGATAAAGAGATTTATCTGTTATTTTTTTTGCTCTAAAAGTTGATTTATTGGTGTCATTGTGATATTTATTATAAAAGGGATAAAATGAAGGTATTATTATTCAGCAATGACAGTTGTGGTTCATGTAGGAAATGGAAACCGACATTTCTGAAGCTTATGAACCAATTTCACTTGGAGTTTGACGTTATTGACAATTTCAAGGATAAGGACAAAGCAAAGCAGTACAACGTTACTGGAATTCCATGCACAATATTTCTTAATAACTCTGGCGTTGAACTTGGTCATATTCTAGGTAGTATGATTGAGGAATTAGCCATTAGAGACATACAGTATTACATCAAAAAGGATGGAGAAGCAAGAGACAGTGGATTACAACCAGCATAAGAACGACTTTATGATGTATGTATGGAATAATCATGCCATGTTATGCAAAGCCATCAAGAAGAACATTACAATGGATGATGAGTTGTTTGATGACGTTACAGCAGATACATTGTGTAGGATTGGTGAATACATCCTTAGAAAACAAGTCTTCATCAATGATTTCAAGAATATGTTCTTCCTATCATGCAAGAGACAGTTCATAGCTGAACAAAACAAGAAGAGGGAGAGATTGAAGAACAACAATAGGGATTTCTTCGACAACATCTTCAATGGTCTTGAGAAGAGGGAAAACAAAAATGACTTGGACATATACTATGGAATGCTTGAAACTGATACATTCAATGAGGAAAGGAAAGCTGAGAGGACACACAAATTGTTCAAGTATCTGGAGGAAAAGCTTAACGAGGTATTTGAAGGTAATGAGGTTGATATATTCCTTATCTATTTCAGATTGAAGTCAGAGAAGAAGGGAATAAGCTATAAGAAGCTTGCTGACATCATGGATAAGGATGTGAAGTATATAACTAGAACGATTGTTAAAATTAAGAAGTATATCAAGGAGTCAGAAGAGATTCAAGAGAATAAGAAAAAGATAATGAGTGAAGATGATGATTGAAATGATTATGGCTTTTATACCAAGCATATGGCAGTTCCTAGTGCTGTTATTCCTCATGTTTGAGAGTTTATTGATTGGATATATGATTGTATATCATCCAATGTTTAGATTGAACCAAGTGGATGCATTCAATATATTTCCGTTTATATGTCAGAAATGTTCAACGTTTTGGACAAATTTGATACAGAACATAATACTTGCATATGTATGGACTCCTATGTTTGCATTATGGGGTTTAATAACGGCTGGAATCCTAGCATTTATGATATGGTATTCTAACGAGAGATAAATAATTCTTTATGATAAATAATTTATATTATGGCTATTAACATTAAAGACGAAAAGACTGGTGCTAACGTTTCTGTTGCATCTGTTAATGGATATTCAAAGGATAAGGTAATTCTTGCAAAGAGATACCTTAAAGAGATTGGTTCTAACAGAAGGACATTCCCAATTGAGAGGATGGTTGAAATGTATAATGAGGTTAAGGGTACAAAGGAAAAGGCACAAGGCTGCAAGCCATGTCAAGCTACCAAGTATTTCAACGGTCTTCAGAACTATGCTTATTTTGGCGAATTGACTTTGATTAATACCAACAAGTGTACCAAGGATGAGCTTAATCTTGACCTTATTGACAGGGCTGCTATGAGTGGCTTCACAGAGGTAAAGGATTACCAGAATGAGGTTGAAGCAATCAAGGAAGAGCTTGAGGAAGAGAAGAAAGAAGACATCAAGGAAAGGATGGCAAAGGTTAGAGCAGCAAAGAAGAATAAAAAGGAATCAGAGGATAAGAATGATTAATATTGAAATAAAGGGTAAGGAGTATCAAGTTCCAGAGAATTGGAATGAGATTGATATGAAAACCTATTGTCGTGCCTTTTATAAGCTGTTGCCAACTGATGACAGCATGGATGATATAACAAGGACAACGACAACACTCAGAAATGAGGCAATGATAATGTCGAGAATCTTGGGAGAGGAAGACGATTTTGTTCTTTCTCTTCCTTTGGACATTTTCTCTATGTTGAAGAACAAGACCAAGTTCCTTTATGAGATTGGTGGATTTTTGGAGAACAATATATTCTATTTGAATATTGATGGAAAGAAGTATTGGATTCCATCACCAGAGGAAATGTCGTTGAGACAGTACATTGACTCAGACATGATAATGAGGGAGGACAAGAACAAGCAGCAGTTCATTGAGCTGTTGGCATGTTTGTTGATACCAACTGACGGAGTTTATGATGGAAATTATGAGAAGTTGATTCCAAAGATTGAGAAGATGAAAGCAAGTGAAGGTTTGCCATTCATATATACATTCTTCAAAAAAAAAATAATTTCCAAGAAGCTTTCAAGGGATTATTCGAAGGTGGGGGAAGTGGCAGACCAGTTGCTCCAGAATACACTCAGTTCCTAAAGAACTTCAATTGGTATCACATTGTCTGTACCCTTGCAAACGACTCATACCTAAACATGGAGAGAGTATTGGATGAGAATGTGCAAGACTGTTTCAGTTATTTGCAGTACATATCAAACAAGAACAAGGCTGAGGAAGCCCAGTGGAAGTATGAGGAAAAAATGACGAAGACAAAAAGGAAAAGATAATGTCAATATCACCAAAACATTCGTTGGTTAACAAGAAGAGCAGAAGGATTGGCAGTGGTGAAGGTATTTCCAATAAGGATGTTGCAAATTACAACAAGACTGAAGAATTGCTTGAGCTAGTATACACAGATGTTTGCAATGGTGTTTCAAGGAGGGATTGCCAGAAGAAGCTGACGGAAGGTGCATATGGAAACAAACCAATTTCTGTGCAGCAAGCAAGAGCATATTACACTGCTGTATTAGACCAGATTGCACAGAACACAGACATTGAGCATAAAAGACTTAAAGATGTTCTATGGTCTCGCTATGAATCACTTCTAGAGACAGCGGTCAAGAAAGATGACCTATACAATGCAAGGGGTATATTGGATTCAATGGCAAAGATATTCGGTCTTGAGCAGAAGACACCAACGACAGCCATCCAGATAAATGGTGGCGATGAGAAGATTGTAGTTAATTTCGGATTAAGTGATGAGGGAAGTTGAGTTTAAGATTAATCTTACAGATTCCCAGAAGGAAATATATAAGTTGGCACATGACCCAAAGACAAAGTTCCTTACATTGGTTCTGTCAAGACAGCAAGGAAAGACCACATCAATGATGATATTGTGCATCGAGTGGTTATTGGAGAACAATCGTTCAATTGGTTATATATGCCGAAATAACCTTCTAGGAAAGACTTTATATAGGGAGTTGATAAAGACCATACCCAAGCAGATAATAAAGTCTCAGAATGGCTCAGATTTGTTCATAGAGAGTATATATGGAAGTTCTATACACATATTCTCAGCAGAATCTGGTGCTTCACTTCGTGGACAGTCGTTTCACTACTTGATTTGTGACGAGTTTCCTTTTTTCCAGTTTCAGCAAACTGACGGTACAGACCTCTGGTATGACATTCTCTCTCCTACTGTAAAGGTTAAGGGAAAGAAATGCATATTCGTTGGAACACCACTAGGAAAAGATAACCCATTCTATACAATGTATATGAGGGGATTATCAGATGAATATGATAATTACAAGTCAATCTTGAAGACGATTTATGACGATGGATTGATTTCAGAAGAGGATATTGAAAGACAGAAGAAGGAAATACCAGAAATATCTTTCAGACAAGAGTATCTGTGTGAATTCCTTGATGGTGCATTGACGTTCTTCCAAGGATATAACGAGAGGTTTTCAAGATACAACTATTCATATGATAAGACTTGGATTGGAGTTGACTTGAGCGGTGATGGAAGCGATGAGACCATTGTAACTAAGATAAACGAGAAGGATGAGGTTGAGCAGATTAAGGTAAAGGGAACGTTGGATATGAAATACCAGCAGATTGCAGAGATAATAAATAATGCTCATAATCTCCAGATGGCTTATGTTGAGGTCAATGGATTGGGTGCTCCAATGTTCAATGAGATTAAGAAATTGGTTAGGGATACATCAAAATTGAAGGAATGGGTAACTACCAATGCATCAAAGGAACAGATAATAACGAATTTGGCACTTAGAATCGCTCAGAATCGCATAACTTTCAATGAGCTTGATACTGAACTGAGAGACCAATTTGGAACGTTTATATGCCGTTATACAAAGTCTAGGAAGATGCAGTTTGAAGCTTTATCTGGGCACCATGACGATAGGATAATGAGTTTGGCGATTGCCTTACAAGTTAAGATAGATTATGATTACAAATATACTAAGAATTTAGCTAGTGTGATTAGAATATGATAAAACGAATACATGACCTAGTAGAAAGACTTGCAAGAGAACACAAGTTGGTTAATACATTTAAGTATGAAATGCTCTCCAAGTCAGCTGGTAGTGGTGAGGACATCACTCCATTGGTATTCCTTGAAATGCCGATATATTTCAACAATATGGTAACTCTTGGAGGTGTGATTAAGGCAACTTTCAACATTGATATTGTCCTTAACCCACAAGCATTGCATAACTATGAGATACCTCAGTTAACTGGTGCTGATTGTCAGCAGATTGCATCACAGATTGCCCAACAGTTCATTGCAAGGATGAGGAACTTATATCTAAATCAAGAATCTTCAATTGAGGTTGCTGACTATTCCATAATGACATTGCAGCGTTGGTATGATGATGCTAGTTATGGTGTAAGGCTTACAGTAAATGCAAATCTTGAGAATGAGATTAACTTCTGTATGGATGATGACTACTTCGACCCAACAAAGGAGTTCACAAAGAAGGATATATTGCCAAAGGTTGATACAAATGACGCACAAGGTTGCACAAGTTTATCATTTAAATTGCCTAAAATTGATTTATAATTATGCAGTTGGATAAATTACATAAGGAACTATCCATGATGGCAGACCAGATTAAAGGGATAGTTCATGCTATAATGGAGGGTGAGAAGGGTATCAATGCAAAAACTGGTACAAACACCCTCATTGACAGCAACCTATATAATGACATGGTGGCTGATGTTAAGGATTTGGAGCTTATACAGTTCCTTATCCATGACTATTACATCTATGTTGAGAGTGGTCGCAAACAAGGTTCATTTCCACCACCACAAGTCATTGCAGAATGGTGTGCAAGGAAGGGGATACCAAATGATAATAGGACTGTATATGCAATATGCAATTCAATCTACAAGGAAGGTATCAAACCAAGACCATTTCTAGATGAAGCATGGGATGTGATAGACGATTACTGGGACTCTTGGGTTGATGACATATTTAACATTTTAATGGAGGATATTGAAAAATGGTTCAATGATTAAGGTAGGTGACAAGCCTACCTTTTTTCTTTATCAGAAAATACATTATAATGGCTAAGATAGAATGCAATAAATATTTGGGAAGTTCACAAGACAATTTCCTTGTATTCTCAAACAGTGATTATGAAAGACCTTATGTTACTTTCTATTTCACTAGTGGGGGTGGAAGCGGAGAGATTGTAATCCATGATGCCTTGGATGAGGATGGTTATACAAAGACCATTAAGTATTCTCCATCTGAGGTAATCAGTGATTCTAGTTTTAAAACTGCTGGTGATAGGAATATGGCTACTTTCTCATTGCTAGAGTGCTTGAAAAAGAACGTTATTTTCTATGACATCGAGATTAAAAGCGGCATACCTAACGTTGGAATTGTCATTGTGGCAAAGATTGACTCTTCAACAAGGTATGAGATAACTGTTGGTAATACCATAACCCTAGGTGGTACATATTCATCTTGGACACCAAAAGAACCAAACAAGTTCGTGCTGCTTGAGAATAATGGCGAGAAACAGATATTCCTTGAGAAGTTTACAATGGCAGACGATGTAAGTTTCAATGTAACAGCACCTTATGAACATTTGAGTTTCAAAGACCCATTCCAAGTAAAGATGTTGGCATATCACATTGACAACAACAGCATTGTTCAGGACTCCATTGCAAACAATACAGTTATTGTATATCCTACAACTCTTACCAAGTTTGATGACACAGACCTTGGTGATTACATGGACAATGGTTTCTTAACGCATAATTTAACTAGACCTTATAACTATGGCGAGGTTTGTGCATTGTCTGTTATGACCAGTGGTAATCCAAGCATTACAAAGAAATACTATACTAACAGTGGTGTATTCCTAATGCAAGATGGTGATGTACTGCTTACAGAGAGCAAGAACACTAGGAAGGATTTCTATTTCAAGTGCAATGTGCAGTGGGTTGAGTCACAGACAAACAAGCAAGTTGGATATGTTGAGGTATCGTGTGGTAGTGGAAAGCCAGTGATATACACTGTTGAGGCTAAGTGCAACGACAACCATGAGATATATTTTGTTAATGAGATTGGAGGAATTGACTCTTTCAATTTCCTTGGAGAAAACGAGTATGACAGCAAGATAAACAAGCAGACAACATATTTCATAAATCCAACAAGAAAGTACACCACAACGAAGGAATTGGAGGTTATTGGACAACATATAAACAAGGTTGAGCACACATTGAAGACAACAATTGTTGACAGTGACACAGCAGTATGGCTGAATGAAATGCAGAAGTCAAAATACCAGTTCTTATACTTTGTTGAAGGTGGTACAAGGTTTGAGAGGATTATTATAACTGAAATGAACATCAGTGTAAGCGACAGAAATAAGACATTCGAGGTTGAGCTAACATATCAACGAGGGGATGCAAATATAGCACTATAATTTATGATTCAATTATATATTAACGGAAAGTTGTGTGATATTGACGATGATTTCGACATCAAACTGGAGAAGGATTTCGACAATACCAACATTCATGTGATTGAAGAGACAGAGTACTCATTCGAGATTGAACTTCCTATTACCAAGAGGAATAGGGAGGCTTTTGGCTTTGTGGATGCATTTGACGTTGGTAACAAGTTTGGTCAAGTGTATGATGCTGTGTTGAATGCCGATGAATCGAATGTATTGGTCGGAAAGTTCATCATGGAGGAAATCGAGAATGACAAGTACAGTGGAAACCTATATGTTCCAAAGAGGAAGACATTGAAGGATGTATTAGGTGACAAGAAGATGAAGGACATCAAGGAACATCCTATGTATATCTCAAGTTGGTATGACATCAAAGTTCTTAATGATAACTGGATATACAATAGAACCACATATGACCGTCATATTGCATTTCCTTACATATTGTATAGGCTTCCTTATAACTATACTGGTTCTACCCTACCTCTTACCACACAAGACCTTTCAGCAAGTGGCAGCACATTCACATTGGATAATGTGTTTCCAGCTTATAATGTATTAAGCGTTATCAAGGACATATTCGAGACTGAAGGATATAAGATTCAAGGTAATGTGTTTGGAATGGAGAAGTTCACAGAATTGTTCCAGACATTTGGTGAGACATCGGCAAAAAGCTATCATGATGACAAGTTAACACCATATTATGTTAGCTTCCAAGTGCAATATTCAAACAGATGGGGCGCATATGGTGACAGACAAGACAATACATCTTCAACGATGCAAGTTGTTGACCTAATGACAGACCCAACATGGCGTGTTGGTGTTGATTCCCTATTGGTTTCAGAAAACGCTGTTTTCTACAATGAGAAGGATGACTACAATATGCTTGTCAAGGGAACAAAAAGTGATGCAAGGTCATTGGTTGTTCCCCAGAGTGGTTGGTATGAGATTAAGGCAAATGGTAAGATTGACTACCCAGTACAAAACGGACATTATGAACAAAGCGACAGACATGATGTTAATGGATGCTACAATGACGCTGATAGGGTTGATATGTCCCAGAACTTGATTGAATTGCAGATTAAGAAGACTGAGACACCAATGCAGACAGTCCAGCTTTATTCAATGAACATGGCAACACCTATGATACCTTCAAACTTGACAGAGGACACAATATACTATAATCCTTCTGCTGACGATGCACATAAGAAGCCAATGCCATTGTTATATTCTAGTATTGGTGTTGGTTTGGGATATGAACCATCAAGGTTGAAGTTTGCAAAGAACGGTAGGACAGCCATTGTAAAGGATTACAGTGGATATGATGTATCAGAGTTCCTAGCTGGAGTTCGTCTTGGTTGTGTATGGAATCACCCATACCAGAGTTCTGATAGGTGTGAGAACAAGAAAAATCCATTAGGTGTATACACATGTCTTCCAAACCCTTCAAAGACAACGGCAGTTTTGCTACATGATGATGCAAATAATGTGGATAAGCCAGTAGCATTCATGTATAGACAGAATGGTATCAGAAGGTCTCCAAATGGTGATGACATGAGATTTGACTATGGTTCACAGACTGCACAAATATTGGTAAGGGATGATTCTTATTCCAATTTTGAGGGATATAACCGCCTTACATTGCCTACAGCACAAGGAGGTACTAGCTCATGGCAGACTGATGCATTCGAGAAGAGAGAATATGCTGGACAAGCAAATTCCTATGCTAGTGTAAACAGTAATTTTGAGGGTTCATACAACCTTTCAACGTGTGTATGGCTTGAAGAGGGTGATAATATATCTATCGAGCTTGTAATGCCTTGGAATGACTATGCTGATGAGTGTAGTTGGTATGAGACTTGTGACTATAAGCACTTCTATAACGCTGGTGTTAACTGGACTCGTTGTGTTCTTAATTTTGAAATGGGTATTGTATCAACCAAGAAGGACTGGGTTCCTAGCACTGAAGACCCAATTCCAACATTCGAACAAGTTAAACAACCAAAGATGACGAATGTAAACCAGTGGTTAGGTGATAAGAAGGTTAATGATTATATTGAGAATTTCCTTAACACATTCAACCTTAAACTTACAAGAATCAATTCGACCACATATTCTATTGATACAATGTCCAATGAGAATGATACCTATGGAAATATCATAGATATTGACAAGTGGGCTAATGTCAAGGATGCCAAGTTTACAAGAATCAATACAAAGAATACAAAACTAGAGTGGACAATATCAACTGATGAGGAAGGATATGTTCATGGCAATGACACAAGAGAGGTTAAGACAAAGAGGGATGAGCCTCATTACACTGGTTCAGTTTCATTCATCAATGATGCTGACACAAGTGCTGATGAGGAAAAGGTTAAGTCAAATTGGAGCTACACATGGCTGAAGGACATTACATTTGAAAATGGTGATGTTGCATTCAGACAAGGTGTGAAGGAAGTTCCAGTCATAGGTGATGCTGAGTTATGGAGGCAGAATTATATATCAATAAAGGAGAAGGATTTTGCAACTGACAAGACCTCAAGACTGATATATTTGGACAAAGACCCAGATTCTCACTTGTATAGTTATTTCAACATACAAGGATATAAGAATGACACTGAGATTCCAGAGGTTAAAGCTCCATTGCTATTCTGTAAGAACTATCTCACATATAAGAATAATCTTAACATCTATAAGACATTCAGATTGGACTATGACAATGAGTTATCGACAAAGACAGACCAGACGATAACGGATGTGTTCTTCAATATCAAGAAAGGACATCAATATGAGGTTGATTTACCAGTTAAGTTACCAAACAGCATCTATGAGAGCATTAGAGCTAATACATTGGTTAAATTCAACGATGCATTGTTCAAGGTATTGGGAATTGAAGGACATGACGTGTCGATGCAAGATGAAGCAACCCTCAAATTAATAACCATAAACTAAAATCTTTATAGGAAATAAAATACAATGGCTCAAGATAAAGTTTTTAATATCCAGATTGGTGGTGTTAAGGAAAGCATCACCAATCTTGAGAGTTTGGAGAGTGTTCTTGCTTCTCTTGAGAGCAAAGTTAAGAATATCAATGACAAAGGTGGATTCTCTGTGGCAAACAAGGAGTCTGCCAAGGCTATGGATGAGCTTGGAAAGCTAACCCAGAAGATTACACAGTATGATGAGGAATACCAGAGGGCTGTGGAGGCTTCAAAAGGTGTTTTGAAGGACAAAAACAATGAGGTCAAGCAAGCAATAGAGTTGGAAAAGGCAAGTCTTGTCATTGAAGAGAATGCAAAGTCAACTTATGTTGAGAAACAGCAACTTTTGAGTGCTCTTGGAAAGACAATCAAGTCGATGTCAACTGATACTGAGGAAAACAAGCAGAAACAGCAAGAACTTATTGCACAATACTCTGCATTGAACCAAGAGTTGAAGGATTTCGATGCATCATTGGGCAATCACCAGAGAAATGTTGGTGACTATGGTCAAGCAACCAAGAACTTGAAACAAGAACTCAAGGAATTGCAAGCTGAAATGGCTACAATGCTTACAGATGGTGTTGACAAGGCTGACCCTAAGTTTGTTGCATTGGCTCAAAAAGCTGGTGAAATGAAAGATGCTATCAATGACGCTGGTGAAGAGATTAAGCGTTTTGCTAGTGATACCAAGGCACTTGATGGTGTTATCAACCTTGCACAAAGTGCCACAGCAGCATTCCAACTATACAAGGGTGCAATGAGTGCTTTTGGTGTCGAAACAGAGGCAGCAGAAGAGGCAATTCAGAAGCTAGCTGGTGCAATGTCCATAATTCAGTCACTTCAGACACTTCAAGAGACTCTACAGACTGGTTCTGCCACTGCAAAGGCATTCAATCTTGTAATGAAAGCTACTGGAGCAGAGCTTGTAACCACACAACTAGCTTCAATCAAGGCTACAGCAGCCCAAGAGGGCTTGACAAAGGCTCAGAAAGCTGGTGCAATCGCTTCTAAGACACTTTCTCTAGCAATCAAGGCAATTCCATTGATGCTTGTCATTGGTCTTGTAACGGAGTTAGTTCTTCATTGGGAAGACCTAGTTGGATGGTTTAATAGAACATTCCCAGCATTGAATAAGTTGGGTGGAGCAATGAATGCTCTCAAGGCTGTATTCGTTGGCTTTGGAAAGGCTATCATCAATTGGGTTACAAATCCATTGAAGACACTTGCAAATGTTATTCAAAAGATATTCCAAGGTGATTTCAGTGGTGCTATACAAGCTGTAACTGATGGCATCAAGAATCAGTTTGCTGGTACTGCAAAAGCTTTCAAGGAAGGATACCAAGCACAAGTTGAACAAGGACTTGAGGATATTACCAAAAAGGCTGCTGCTGAACAAGCAAAACAGACCAAGTATGAGTTGGATATGCTCAAGGCAAGAAAAGGCAACCAAGCAAGGTATTCAAAGGAAGGTATTGCTCTTCAGAAGAAGGAATTCGAGCAGAGAAGAAAGGCTGCAAAGGGAAATGCAGAGGAATTGAAGCAGATTGCTCTTGATGAGGCAAACTTTACAAGGGAGTGTGAGGAACAAAAGGCTGCTTCTGCAAAAAAGAGTGCTGCTGAGAGGACAAAAGCCAATAAAGATGCTGCTGCTGCCGCTAAAAAGGCTGCACAAGAGGCTGCTGAAGAAGAGAAAAAGAGAAGAAAAGAGATTACAGATGTACTTTCAGCCCAAAATGCTTATAGAGTGCAAATGCTTGAGACAATGCTTATGGAGAATAAGCAGCAACAAGTGTTGGCACAAGAGCAAGTTGATTTATACAAATCTGGTCCAATCGAAAAGTATGTTGAAGCTCTGAAAAAATTAGAAGCACTTCAAACATCTGGAGAAGGTACTGCTAGGCAGATTGAGTTTATAAAGGCTATGGCTGCTGAATGGACTGAATTCTGCAACATCATGGGTGATGAACATGCTGATATGCTTAAACAGTTAGAACCTCAATGGGATAAGTTTGTGGAGGGATTAACAAATGCATATACAGCAGAGGATGTTGGGTTTGAGAAAATGGTCGAGAGACTGAAAACCATGTCCATCAATGGTGTTAAAGTCACAGAAGAGCAAGCTGTTAAAATTGTAACGCTACTTGAGAAGCACTATGGCACTGTTAAGCAATATGGCTATGACCTTGAAAATGCATCAAGAAAAACATCAGATACAATTGATAAGGTTTACCATGATGCTTTCATCAAGACAAAGGACGATGCAATTGCAGCAATCGAGAACGCATTGAAGGATGTCCAGAAGATTGATACATCAAAGATTTCCAACCCATTATACAGATTATTCAATAAGGATGAAGCTAAAAAGCAAGAGGAAGCATTCAAGCAAGCTTGGATTAAAATTGCTGAAGCTTTGGATGCTAACTTGTTCAACATGAAGAATTCATGGCAGCTTTATCTTGATGAATTAAAGGATAAATATGGAGAGGATTCAAAAGAATACATCGAAGAGCAGAGAAAGATGTATGAAGCTTTTGAAAGGTATCGAAAACTGAGGGAACAAGCTGCAAAAAATACTGGAGGCGCTAGCAAGACATCTAATATGTCATCAGAGAATCCTTCCAATAATAGGGTAAAAAGTCCAATTAATCCAAAAGAGTATACAACAACAGAACAAGGTGATACTAATTGGGATGCACTATGGGATAAGGAAAAGACATTAACTGATAACCTTGTTGCTAATTTCAAATTGCTTGATGAGGCTGTTCTTGCTCCAGCAATGGATACATTCTCAATGTTCATGGACTTTGCAATTGAGGAAACAGCCCAGAGGCTTGAACAAGTCCAAGAGTTGCATGACAAGGCATTGGATAAGGTAAATGAATCTGCTGACAAGATTAAGGAGCTTAATGATGAATTAAAGGACAGTGGAAACACCAATTTGGAAGCAACCAAGCAGCAGTTGGCTGATGAACAGTTGCTATATGCCCAGAGACTTGCAGAGGAAAGGAAACTTGCTGATGAGGAAAAAGCATTGAAGAACAAGCAAGCACAGCAAGAGGCAAACGCTAGAAAGATGGAGTTGAGATACCAGATGATAATGGCGATTGCAAACACAGCTCAAGGTGCTTCAAAGGCATTGGCAACATGGGGCTGGCCTCTAGGTGCTGTATTCGCAGGTGTTATGGCAGCTCTTGGTGCAATACAAGTTGCATTGATTGCAAAACAAATATCAGCAATTAAACCAGTTAAGTATGCTGAAGGTGGTATCATCAATGCTCCAAGCCATGCTCAAGGCGGTGCTAGAATACAAGGTACAAATCTTGAAGTTGAAGGTGGCGAAATGGTTATCAATAAGAGAGACACAAACAGATATAAGGATGTTCTCTACAAGATTAACAATAATGACCCATCTGTAAGATACTTGCAAGGCAACACCAATAGGGAGTTTGCTGATGCAACCATTAGGAAATATGCAAACGGTGGACAGTTGAACTTTGAGAGGGCTGATGCAAACTTGCAAGCAAGCACAAGCACAAACAAGTTGATGAGTGCAATCAATGACATTGACATGCAACCAGTAGTAGCCGTTAAGGATATTTGGAAAGCTGAGAATCGTCTTGTTCGTGTAAGAGGTCTTGCAGGACATGAATAATATTAAAAAGGAGCTATTAAGCTCCTTTTTTATTTTTGTGTGTTCTATCTCTTTATAGGAAAAATAATTATGGCTAGAACATACAATATTCCAATTTTTGATATTTCTGTTGATGAAGATGGACTTGGATTGTTCGGACTGTCATTTGTAGACAACCCAGCAATACAAGTGGAGCTTCATGCTTTCAAGGCAGAAGACAAACAGAAGATATATTTCTCAAGTCATGAGAAAAGGGAAGTTGTATCACCAGTTCTTATCCCAAATCAGCTTATCATTCGTGAAGCAGATGGAATCCCATATTACATGCGCAGCAGCGCAGAGACTATCAAGAAAATCTATGAGAAGTACATGTTGAGTGGTAATTGGAACAATTTCACCTACATGCATGAGAACATGGAGCTTGATATGTCTGAGAGAAAGCAAGATGGCATCTATTTGCAGAGACTATGGATAATCGAAGACGAGAGGACTGACGATGCAAATACCAAGTATGGTTTTGACCTTCCAAAAGGCACATTGATGATGAAAGCAAAGGTTATGAATCGTCACATATGGAACGAGATTAAGGAGGGTAAACTAAGAGGTATTAGTCTTGAGGCATTCTTCGACAAGATTAGTACAAATAAAGCATTACAAATAACATATTCAAAAATGAAGACCAATTTAGAGTTATTCCAGAAGTTCATTGCATTCCTTAATGAAGTTTCTGTTGAAGCAGAGGATATTGCTGCTGAAGCAAAGAAGGACGAAACCAATTCAGGAGAAATTGAGTTAAAGTACTACCTTGACGATGAGCACTATTTCGTTGTTGATGGCGAAGGATTCGTTAGAGACGAGAACGGTGAGAAGATTGAGCAAGGTTCATATAAGTTAGCTGATGGTAATGTGTTCACAGTTGATGAGAGTGGAAAGTTCGTTTCAACTGAGGCAATTGCAGAGGCTGATGATGAAGATAAGGTTGAAGCTCCAATAGCTGAGACATTTGTAGAGAAAGAGGAAGATGAAGAAGATAAAAAGGATGTGGAAGAGCCTAAAGGAGAAGATGGAAATGATGGCTCTGAGCCTAATGATGAAGACGTTCCAATGGACGGTGATGAAGATGGTGAAGTACCAGCAGAGGAAGATGATAAGAGAGTTTCAGATGACGATGAGAAGTTAGAAGAGGAACTTCCAGTGGAGGAAGAGCCAGAAGAGAAACCACTTGTCAATGCACTTCCATATGAGATTGATGGTGTTGAGTACTTGTTACCAGCAGAGGTTATTGAATACATTGAGAGTTTGAAGACTTCAAAGATTGAGGTTGAGGAAAAGCTTACCAAGATGAGTGAGCAGACTCCATCTGCAAGTCCAATTGGCACTGTGGTGAAGACAGCTAATGATGAGAGCGACATTAACTCAAGAATCAGTGCATTGTCAATGTTCAAGGGGTTCAGAAACAGAAACTAAAAAAAATTATAAACAATTCTCTTTATGAGAAAAATAAGAAGAAATAATAATAAAAACTAAAGCAATAATATTATGGCTAATTTAATTAACAACCAGATTTCATATACCGTTAAGAACAACGGTGAATGGTTCTACAAGTCATTGAAGAAAGCACATACTCTTGCTAACGATTATATCAGAGTGATACCTAATGTTACCAAGGATGTGAAGATTCACAAGCTTGTAATGGCAAACAACACAGTTTCTCAGGTTGACGGACGTGACTGTGCATGGAGTCCTGTACAGAGAATAGCTCTTAACGAGGCTACTTTCCAAGTAAAGAACTTCAAGATAAATGAAGAGCAGTGTATGGAAGAGCTGGACTCTATTTGGAGTGAAATGCAGTACCGTGAGATTGGTGCTACAAAAGACCAGTGGCCAGTAAACACTGACGGAAATGAAGGATTAGAGAGTGCTGTTATGTTCCATCTTCAGAATGCTCTTTCTCAAGACCTTGAGAGAATCATTTGGGGTGGTGCTGGTAACGCTGTAGCAGGTGTTCAGGACGGTATCGTTGATAAGGCTCTTGCTGATGCAAACACTATCAAGGTAACTGGTCAGACAATTGACGCTACTAACGTTCTTGGCGAAATCCAGAAGGTTTATGATGCAATTCCAAATGTGGTTCTTAACGATGGCGAGTTTGACCCAGAGAAGGCTCCAGTTAAGATTTTCGTTACAATGGACATCATGAGATATTTGAAGCAGGCACTTTCAACAGTTCCTACTAACTATCAGGTAATTCTTCCTTCATTTGCAATTGAGGGTGGCAAGGTATTCTACATGGGCGTTGAAATCGTTGTTGTAGGTCTTCCAGCAGACACTATGATTGCAGCTTCTAAGGACAACTTGGTATTTGTAACTGACTTGCTTTCTGACACTCAGGAGATTCGTGCTCAGTTCGGTAACGACTTGAAGGATGAGGCTATGCTTTACATCAAGGGTGCTTACAGAGCTAACGCAGGTTACATCTTCGGTGATGAGGTTGTAGTTTACAGTAAGTAAGTAAACATAAAAAGTGGAGGTTATTCATACCTCCACTTATAACCATTGTAAGTGGTAGTTCTACCCTTACAACAAGAGCAAATACTAGCACCATTAAAACCTTGACGCATTGCTTCATTAATAGATGGAAATGTTAAAGTTTCAAAATCGTTTTCAGCAATGATTGGTTTTGATGTCTTCGCAGTTCTAGAACCATAATTGTTATTATACAATCTGGTACACCATTCGATATTATCGACAGTGTTATTCTGAGGATTTTCATCCTTGTGGTTAATGAACGGCAGATTTGTGGGATTTGGTATGAATGCTTGGGCAACGAGACGGTGAATCATAAACCATTTCTGTTTTGAGTTTTTACAAAGACAAACTCTCAGATAACCATTTATTTCAAATGGTTTCAAATAATAAACAGAATGTTTAAAAATTCTTCTAACTCTACCAAGATTGGATATTTGATACATTTCATATCCATCAATTGTTCTCCATATTTCTTCCATATAGTGTTAATTTTTGCAAATATATAGAAAAAATTTATAAATAACAAATTTCAAAACGTTTTAAAAGATGTTAAACTGTAAGATAAGTAAAGGTATTCCTGTAGAGTGTGAAACCACTATTGGTGGTATTCTAAAGCTTGCATTCGCAAACTGGAGTGAGGAACATACTTTCACACAGGGTAGTGGCTCTTGCGAGGTTGATACTATCTCACTTGCAAACAATGAAAAGGCATATGAGGTTAACTTCCTTGATGGTACAGGTCTTGCAGAGGTTGAGTTAAATGTTGGTGATTCTACTGACCAGAAGAATTTCACTCACAGAGTAACTATGAATCTTGCAAAGCTTGACTGCAACTTGCTTGAGCAGTACAAGGATTGGTCACTTGCACACTTGGTTGCATTTGTGATGCAGAAGGACGGAAACGTTTATGCATATGGTGTTGATAACGGTATTGCAGCTACAACTTTCAACTATTCAAGTGGTAGTGCTACTTCTGACGCTGTTGGTGTAAACGGTGTATTCGAGGGTGTTCAGCTTAATGCTCCTATTAAGATTAAGGATTGGAGTGTAGTAAAGGCTTTGTTCCCAAGCGAATAATTAAATCCATAATCATTTTATCTATCATAAGTTCAAGAGGTTTGAGGCTTCGTGTCTCAAGCCTCTTTTCTTTATGTAAAAATCATACATAATGAAGAAATGTAAATTATATCAAGATATAACCACTGGCACAGGTCATGGTGGTGATGGTTGTAATCTTACAGACATCAACGTTGGTATAGCTGACGGATTATATGTATTCAATAGGGAAGACATCCAGTCACTTGTATTTGAGAACGATGCAAGGGCTGACAACTCACTGTTTGTTGAGACAATAAACACAGCACAGCCTTACTACAAGATAGATGCAACGAACATAAGCTATCAAGAGGATTATAATGACCAGAATTATACACACAACTTGACAGCTTATATCAAGTCTGTTAGGACTGACATCGAAGAGGTTCTTCAAGAGGCTGTTCATGGAAACTATGTCGTTGCTTTCAAGGTTATTGGTGAGACTGACTACAAGTTCATTGGCTGGAAGGAAGGTCTTTCTCTTGATGAGGTTCTTAACATATCAAGCGACAACAATGCCTATACACTTACACTGAGTGGTGTAACTACTTATCCTCACATGTCAGCAGACAAGGATAATTTCAAATTGGAGAACAAGGTGTTCGAACCAATCTTTGAACCACTTTTCGAAGCTGGTAAAGTTGTATGCCATGACGGTTGGGCTGTTGCACAGTATGTTGTGAAGGTCAATGCTGCTGGACAAGCTCTTGATGAGGATAATAAACTAGTCCAATACAGTGGAAAACTGCAAGATGCCTATAAGCTTCAAGGTGCTAGTGACGGAAACTACCACATTCTTGGAACTTATAACGAGAATGCAAGCTATAATGGCAAGGCTGTCAAGATGTATGACGATTCATTGTGTAACGTTGACTGTTCAATCAGTATTTCACCAAGTACAATCAATCTTAACTCTACAATAACAAGTTCAACACTATCAATAACTTCAAATGGTGATTGGCAGTTGGTAAGCTCACCTTCTAGTGTTAGTTTATCAAGAACTACTGGTGGTGTGAACGACCAAACAGTTTGGGTATATTCTGAAGGACATTGTGCAAACGAGACACTTACTTTCAAGAACAAGAAAGGTGGATGCACAGCAAACGTCACAATCAACAATAATGTAATCAAGATTGAACCTATATATTACTATCCAAATAGGACTACAAATGTAACATTAAAACCAATAGCATGTTGCAACTATACTGTATCATCTACTGAGGGTACTGCAACGGTCAATTCTGACGGTTCTTTCACTGTCAGTGGCATAAGTGGTCAAGACGAGCAGAAAACGGTCACTGTGACCCTTTCTTGTGGCTCAGAGACGAAGACAACACAGCTTGTCATATATGGAATAAACACTGCAAGGGGTGCAAGGGCAATAAGTGAATATTGTGAGCTAACAGATTAAGATATGAGGAATGGATATAAGATAACTGTTTATTTGGATGATAACCCATACTCTCCAACCTATATGCAGACATATGAGGTTAGGGAGTATGACGATGTGACATGTCCGCTTGGTGATGAGAATCTTAAACTCCTTACAGACACTTGTGAGATTGTTCTTAGTGGATTTACTGGTTATCGAATCCGAATTTATCAAAATACATTAACTGGAGAAATCATCAATGAGAGATTCTTTGACCCATCATGTGAGGAAACAGATACAGACCCAGTATGGATTAATGTTGATGAAGCTTATTGTGAGGTTGACAGTCGTGGACATAACACTGGATATAAGATTCAGCATCAAAGGGATGTTAATCCAAATTCACCAACATATGACACTGTAAGGGAACAGAAGTGGAAAGACCCAGAATGTAGTGGTGGCGAGAGTTCTGATTGCCCAAGATGGGAAGAACAGTCTAGGACTTGTCATGTAACAGTCGATAACTGTGTTGCAACATTTGATGGCACTGCTGACGTTACACAGATGGACGTTAACCCATTGTCAGAGAGCTATGGGAAGATAAGGGTTATTAACGTTGAGGATTCAAATTGTGACAACTGTACTAATACAACATTTGACTGGGTTGATGTTGGATATGTATGTGGTGATGAAGACCCAATATGTTCAAATGGAATAACTGAAGATGATGGAACAACTCCAGCATCATAAAAACGTGTGATTATGGCTGAGATTATATCAACAAACAAATACCTCGTTAAGAGGAAGTATAAGACTATAAACGGTACAGCATATCCAATGGATGAGTACCAAGTTATATTGTATGAGGCAGAATCAGAAGATTGTGGATTTATAAGACCTCAGTATCAATGGTCTGCCACAACTGGATACCTTTGTGATTATGTGGATTATACCAAATATGCTAGAGAAGTGTATATGGTTTCATATGACAGTGGTGCTACATGGGCTGTTGATGAACCAGTACAAGAGAGAAGGGGTGAGGTCATTGAATATAGTTCATATGACTGTGGAAAACCAATGTATAGGTGTGTGGAAACAATGGAAACAGGCTGTATTATTGGTGATTTCAAAGTTGCTTTATATGGTAATGATAATAGTTTGCTGTTTGCAAATGAATGTGATGCAAGTAGCTCAATAACAAAAAGTGAATGGAGTGACGAAGTAACTACCAGTTTGGTGTTCAAAGCAGAAGTTGGAGACTGTGTAACTACAATCGGTGATGCTTTTTCATCTTGTTACAATCTTTCAAGTGTAACAATCTCAGATAGTGTTACAGAGATTGGTAATAATGCTTTTGAATATTGCAGAAGTCTTTCAAGTATAACAATACCGAATAGTGTTACAAGAATTGGTAATAATGCTTTCAGTAATTGTAGTGGTTTTACAACAATAAACATCCCAAGTGGTGTTACAAGTCTTGGTGATTATGCTTTTTATAGGTGTAGTGGACTTACAAGTTTAGGCATCCCAGACAGTGTGACAACTATTGGTAGCGGTATGTGTAGTGAGTGTAGAAGTCTTTCAAGTGTAACAATAGGCAGTGGTGTCACAAGTATAGGGCAACAAGCATTTAGATATTGTAGTGGTTTGACAAGTGTAACCATACCAAGTAGTGTTACAACAATTGGTCAATGGGCTTTCGGTTATTGTAGTGGTCTTACAAATGCAATTATTAACAGTGGGTCAATTGGTCTAGCTGCATTTAGTGATTGTACTAATCTTTCAAGTTGTACCATAGGTAGTGGTGTAACAAGTATTGGTCAACAAGCATTCATTAAATGTAGTGGCTTGACAACTTGTACTATGGATAGCGGTGTTACAAGTATTGGTAATTATGCTTTCAGTGGCTGTTATAGCCTTACAAATATAAACATTCCAAATAGTGTAACAACTATTGGTATTAGAGTTTTTGTTGGTTGTAGTGGCTTAACGTCAATAAGTATACCTAACAGTGTTACAACAATTGGTAGCGATGCTTTCAGTGGTTGTTCTAATCTTACAAGTGTTGAGATAGATACAACTACAGTAAAAAATTGGTTTGGAGGTAATAGAAACATTTCATCAGTAACATTAGGTAATGACGTTGCAACTATTTACCAATTTGCTTTCCAAGGCAGTAGTGGACTTACAAGTATTAATATTCCAAACAGTGTAACAAATATTGGAAAATATGCTTTCGATGGTTGTAGTGCTCTTCCAAGTATAAGCATTCCAAACAGTGTTACAAGTATTGGCGAAGGAGTTTTCAGAGGTTGTAGTGGTCTTAGAAGTGTTGAGTTAGATACAACTACAATTGGAAACTGGTTTAGTGGAAGTCAAATCACTTCTGTAGTGCTAGGTAATAATGTAACATCTATTGGAGATAATGCCTTTAATAGATGTAGCGGTCTTACAACTATAAACATACCAAATACTGTTACAAGTATTGGAGAAAGTGCTTTTAGTGCTTGTACTAGTCTTACAAGTATTACTATACCAGATAGTGTTACAAGTATTGGTTATCAAGCTTTCCGAAGTTGTGATGGTTTAATAAGTGTAACAATTGGTAGTGGTGTTACAAGTATTAGTGACTATGTTTTCTATTGTAGCAGTATTACAAGTGTAACAGTTAATGCTATAACACCTCCGACATTAGGTTATTATGTATTTAGTGGTGGAAGTGATTATCCAATTTATGTACCAGCAGAGAGTGTTGATGCATATAAAGCAGCAACCAACTGGAGTAGATATGCATCAAGAATACAAGCAATAACGACATAATGATATATAAATATGATTTATAAGAAAGTAAAATTTGTAAGGAAACAAGTCTCATATGATAGGGGTGTTACATGGCAAGATACTGAGCCACTTGAGTACTGTGACCCAATTGTTCTTGGTGTGTATCCAAGTCTAGAAGCTTGTGAGGATACTGATTGTGACCTTGAGAAATATGTATATGAGCTTACAGAAGTTAGTCTTGAGGATTTACCAAAATTCTGTACTGAGACAAATTTCTGTAATGTTGACGATAAACCAGATGAATGTGTTACTTGGCATTTCCCTAGTGGCATCATAAAGCATGTATTATTCAGTGACTACACTGGTCGTGTTACAAACGGTGGATATGGAACTGGGTATGGATACCATGATTATTATTATGATGTTTATGATGAAGGAATCATGGATATGGTAAGTGTTGATATTGGTGATTACTATGACTATGAAGGTCATGGTGCATATATAAGCGGTGAAACAGGTGCTTCAATCAACGGTCAAGAGGTAATCTTTCATGGCTCTGATGGGTGTTATTGCCCACCAGATGCTGTATGGCGTTGCTTCACAATGGATTACTGTGTTACAATAGACGAGTTTATGCCTTGGGTTGGCAATACAATAAAAGTCTTATGGAAGACACACTATACAAGGGAGCATTGTTCTGAGGAATGGCAATTTGATGATGATTTCGGAATACAGTTTGTCTGTTTTGGAGAAAAATGGGAGAAATCATATGACTATTCAAGATTATCTTGGAAATGGCAACAGAAGGTTGCTTCAGCCGATAGTGCTGGAACAATAACTTGGACTGATGGCGAAGTATATTATGAGGAAATTCCACATCCAAATGGTGCTACTGGTATTGAATACACAACTGGAGGTGCATATCCTATAAGTGTTAATTTCAATAACAGTTATTATGGAAAAGTAGATAGATTTATTGTTAACTATAATGCAACTAGCACTAGTGGAGAAAATAAATGGGTAGGTTCATATTCTGAATATAGTTCATACAATAATGAATATAGACTTAATAGAATAGTAGCTGATAACGTTGGTGAAGATTCATTTGCTCATTATATAAGTCATGGTCAAGGATGGCTTGTTTTAGGTGGTGATGGCGGTCAATATGCTAGCCCACCAGTATATTTGAGAAGCAATAGTACAATGAGAATATACAGAGCTGGATATATAAAACACACAGACGGTTCAAGCCATGTTTTACTTCCAATGATGTATAACAGTGAGCAAGTTTTGGTAGATATTACTGAAAGAAAGGTTATAAGACCTAAAGACGGAACATTCAGTAATGATAGCACATTCTATGAAACATTCTAAAACAAAACTAAAATAAACTCTTTATAGGAAAATATTTCGAAATATGAAGCAGATAACAACTTTTTCAAACTCATTTGTGCTTCAAGAGGTTGATGGTTCTCGTGTTATCAATGAATTGGGCTTCAGAAAAGGTGGACTGTCTTACAAGATAATGAACAATAACGTCAAGTTCTATCTTACAGAGGACTACTTCTACAAGAACGTTATCTGGTCTGCTGACATTCCGCTAACGGTTGATGGAATATCTTATGATGTTAATGCATTGCCAGCAGCATTGAAGAAGATATTCATTCAAGAAAAAGGTAGTGGTGGAACAGAGATTGACATCGACCATGCTTTGAACCCAATGAGTGATAACCCAGTTGCAAACTCAACATTGACTCCAATCATAAGGGAAATCCAGAGTGGTCAAAGCACATTGGCAGAGCAAGTAAGGCAGAATACACAAAATATTCTAAACCGTTATACCAAACAAGAGGTTAACACATTGCTACAAGCATATTACACAAAACTTGAAACAAACAGAATGTTTGCAAACTATTCAAGAGTGAGTAATAACATTCTATCATTAAATGACCAAAACATAACAATCAATTAAATATATTTAATTATGGCTAATATTACAAAAATTAGATTATCTGGTACTACCTATACAATAGTAGACGAGAGTGCTATTCACTCACTTGCTGGATATGCAACTTCTGCTGAGACTGAGGCAGCTATCACTGCTGCAACAAACGCTTTGGCAGAAAGTATTGCAGAGCAAGGATACCAGAACGCTTCACAAGTAAGCAATGCTATAACTGCTGTTACAAATCCTATCAATTCAACATTAACAGCACATACAGCAAATACAGAAATCCATGTCACTCTTGCTAACAAAGAGGCTTGGAATGCTAAACTTGATGCAGCAGACGTTGAAGGATTATTCGGATATTCTGAATATGACTCAGAGACTCATAGGATTAACTTTAAGAACACTTCAACTGGTTCCGTTTTATCCTACATTGATGCTTCACCGTTCATCGTTGATGGCATGGTGCAGAACGTTGAGGTGAAGGATGTTACAATTGAAGGAGAGACTGTTAAGTGTTTAGTTATCAGTTTCAACACCGATGCTGGTAAGCAAGACATCAATATTCCTATCTCTCAAGTCTTCGATGCAAGTAACTATTACACAAAGGCTCAGACTGACAGCGCAATTGCTGCTTATACCTATGACAAGGCAACAATTGACCAGAAGGTAGCAGAGGGAGGTACATTCGACCCAACTCTTTACTATGATAAGACAGCAACTGATAATTTGCTTGCTAACAAGGCAGATACAGCAACGACCTACACTAAGACTGAGGTTGACAATGCAATCACTGCTGCAACATCTACTAAACAGGATACCTTGGTAAGCGGAACAAATATCAAGACTGTTGGAGCACAGAGCGTTCTTGGAAGCGGCAATATCGCATTGATGACAGCTCATGTCGGAACTGGTAATGACGCTGAAACACTCATATTCGATTTTGCTTAAATCGAATTTTCTTTCATAACTTTTAACTTATTATCCAAGGGGTGAGGTTTAATACCTCATCCCTTTTCTTTATATCAAAATAAGTACTTAAATCATTATATATAATGGCTAATATAAATAAAATAAGATTAAGCGGTCAAACTTATGACATACAAGACCCAAATGCGTCAAAGACTGTTGAGCTTACACAAGCCCAGTATGATGCATTAACGGTCAAAGACCCAAACACATTCTACATCATAACTGATGCTCAAGGTGCTGATTTGTCTCAGTACTATACATCAGCACAAACTGAATCAGCAATCACTCAAGCTGTAAGTGGTAAAGTAGATACTTCAACATTTAATACATATAGTGGTTCTGTAGATACAGCGTTGAGTGGAAAACAAGACACTTTATCAGCTGGTACTGGCATCGACATTACTGATAATGTTATATCTGCAACTGGTGGTGGAGGTGGAAAAAGTATTGTAGGTGGCAGAGGTATAACTGTTACCACTGGAGAAACAGCAGATACAGTGTCATTTAATCTTCCTCTATCTAGTTCTACTATGGGAAGCGATAGCATTGTAGGTGGTTATTTTGGGAATAAATCAATGGCACAATATGGTTTTGCTTATGGAGATAATGCTAAATGTGGCAATGGTGGGTCGGCTTCAATAGCATTAGGAAGAAATGTAACAGCCAATGGTAACGCTGCAATAGCATTAGGTAGTGATAATACAGCAAAAGGAAAATCTGTAGCAATTGGAAGATATATTAATACTAATATAGAAGGAGAAATTGGTGTTGGCATATATAATGTAAGTTCATCAGCATCTACAACATTTGGCGATAGTGGTAATACATTATTCTCTGTAGGTAATGGTACATCAAGTTCAGCAAGGCATAATGCTTTCGAGATAAGACAGAACGGTGATATATATATCTCTTCTGGTGGAACTGACATAAAGCTTCAAGACCATCTTGGAGGTGGTGGTGGCGGTTCATCATATACTGCTGGTGATGGTATTGATATTACCAATGATGTAATCAGTGTAACTGGCAAAGTAGATACTTCAGCGATTACCACATCAGTAACAAGTTCTTCAACAGATGCTCAAGTTCCATCAGCAAAGGCAGTAAATGATAAACTGGGTGGTTTATCAATTGTGAAACTAACGGAGTCAGAATATGCAGCATTAGTTACAAAGGACAGTAATACTTTGTACTGTGTTGTACCTGACCCTTCAAATTAATATAAATTATGGGTATAAAAATAGGAAATTTAGATATAAGTTATTTCAAGGTAGGTGGGGATGATTGTTCCATTTACCTTGGAGTAACTAAACTGTATCCTCAAGATACACCCCAATCGAAAAACTATTTCAAGTTTATTGCAAGAGGAAGCGGAACATATACATTCTATGCAAATGGTGCTGATAGTGGTAATACATTGAGTTATTCTTTGGATAGTGGTACAACATGGACTCAGTTGGCAAATGGAAGCCCAACACCAACAGTTTCTACTGGTGATGTTGTTATGTGGAAAGGTTCTAACCATACACTTGGGGCAAATGGAATTGGAACATTTTCAGCGACAACAAATTTCGATGTTGCTGGTAATGCTATGTCTCTACATTTTGGCGATGATTTTGAAAACCAAACAAGCCTTAGTGGGAAAAATTATGCATTTAAGAACTTGTTCAGTGGATGTTCATCAGTAATAGATGCTGAGAATCTTGAACTACCTGCAACAACACTATCTACATATTGCTATAGTAATATGTTCCGTTTTGCTGTTAATTTAACCAAAGTTCCAAAAGAATTACCTGCAACAACTTTGACAGAACACTGTTATGATGGTATGTATTATCAATGTTCAGCAGTTACATCAGTTTCTTCTGATTATTTACCTGCTACAACATTAGCACCTTGTTGTTATTGGTCTATGTTCCAAATGTGTAGTGGTTTGACATCAGCAATGTCATCAATTCCTGCAAGTAATGGTGGAACGCCTACATTAGCAGCAAGTGCTTGTACAAATATGTTCAGCAGATGTACATCATTAAAAACGCCTCCAGCATTGCCTGCAACAGCGTTAACAGATTGGTGTTACTTTAACATGTTCTATCAAAATCTTGCAATGACAAAAGGTCCAGTACTACCAGCCCCAACATTGGTGACTAATTGTTATAGACAAATGTTCTATGGTTCTTCTAATTTAAGTGAAATAACTTGTCTTGCAACTAGTGGTATAAACACAGATGGCAGCACATCAAACTGGCTTACTAGTGTGAAATTTAATGGAACGTTCTATAGGGCAGCTGGTGTTAACTGGCCTAGTGGTGCTAGCGGAAAATACTATTGGACATTGGTAGATTACAGTGGATAAAAATAGAAAAATATGATTAAATATAACAATAATACAGTACAGAAACTTGCAATGGATTCAACCATAAACAAATTGTATTATGGTGGAGACCTTGTGTTTGTGGGAAGAAAAGAACAGTTCAAGTATAAGGCAACATATACTGATAGCTCTTCATATACACTCCAGTGCAATGGTGATTCATCATTGAGAATTGCCGAATATAGGAGTGGTAATACCACAAATGCACAAAGGTGGACTGCTGCAACACAAGTTGAAATAGGGGATTGTGTTACCAGAATTGAGGACGGTGCTGTTCTAGGCTTTCGAAACCTTACAGGAGTCACTCTTCCAAATACACTTACATATATAGGTAATGGCGGTATATTCGCTGATTGTAGTGGACTTACAGAGGTTAATATACCTTCTGGTGTTACATACCTAGGCTCTGATTTATTCAACAACTGTGTGAACCTTAGAAAAGTAGACCTTCCTAGTGGATTGCAGACATTGGGATGTGCATTCTACAATTGCCAGAGTCTATCGTCTTGTACAATACCAAGCGGAGTTACATCATTGAGTGGCAATACATTCTATCAGTGCTACAGTTTGACAAGCATTACAATACCTAGTGGAGTAACAGCAATATATGGAAGCAATCCTGCATTCAATAAATGCAGCGGACTTACAGAGGTTCATTTCCAAGGTACAACACCGCCTCAGAATATAGTTTTTAATGCTTGCCCAAACATTGAGAAGATATATATACCTTCTTGTGATTGTTATGATGCTTATGCTAGTGTTCTTACAGCATATACAGACATAATATATGCAGAGGATGAGACCAAATGCAAGCCTAAAGTTCCAACTGCATATACTGAAGTAGAGTATATATATAATTCACAAGGTGAGGCAAACCCAACTGGATTAACAAAAATGCTTCATGTGACATTATCATCAATTGATAGCGGAAATGTATATACATTTATATACAAAGAATGTGATAAAGCAAGCGGAAAGCCTAATGGTGACAGAACAATGATTGGTAGTATAGGTGGACAACTTGAAATTAGGCATAAATTCGCCACTGATATACCAAGAACATATGTTACATGCCACAAGTATGAAACAGAAAATGATGATGGATATAATACTGATATTAATGTGAAGTATCAATATGTAGTATCAACTGCATCAACTGTCGTGACAAATTTAAGCACTTCAAATTCATATACTTGGAATATGCAAAACAATTATGCTACACCAAGTGAATATAATTTGGGTATATTCAATTCATACAATTTACCTAATGGATTAACATATTACAATGATATAGGATATTTCTATTATTTGAAAGTTGAAGATAGCAATGGTAACTTACTCAATGAGTTTGTACCAGTCATAAAAAAATCAAACAATAAAATTGGAATATATGATACTGTGACTGATACTTTCTATTATGATGCAAGTGCAATATTAGTATTAACAGCTGGACCAAGTGTATAAATTAAAAATAAAAGCAAGGTTTTTATAGCCTTGCTTTCTTTATTTGAAAGAATATTAATAATATGACCAACAAAATAGTAATACTTGATGACTCAGTAATCCTATATGAGCATTATATAAGTGATGACCAGTGGGAGAAGACACTAGCATTCCCAAGGGGAGGTCTTACATACCTTGTAAGCAACGGAACAATCAAGTTCTATGCCTATGAGGACTATTTCTATAGGAACTGCCTTATCTCAATGCAGCTTCCTATATATATCGTGGATGAATACATGCACATTGACGGTGAATATGAAGATATAACAGAGCTTACAGAAGTGTTGGATAGGATATTCCCAACAACTGATATTGATGCACAATTGGACAAATACCTCAAGAAAGTTGATGCAGACCTATTGTATCAGCCAATCGGTGATTATGCCTTGAAAAGTGATATACCAGATGTATCTGAGTTTGTAACAACTGATGAACTTGTTGATGCTCTTGAGGATTATTATACCAAGGATGAGGCAGATGCAAGATTCCAGCCAATTGGTGACTATCTCACTTCGGCAGATACATATTCCAAAGAAGAGATTGATGATAAGCTTGATGATAAGCTAGATGCAAGTGCATATACACCTTGTGACTTATCCAATTATTACACCAAACAAGAGACTTCAAGCAAGACTCAGATTGATACAGCATTGGCAAGAAAGGCAGACAATGACAAGGTATATACAAAGACTGAATCAGACGCAAAGTATCAAATAAAGCTTGTGGCTGGTGATAACATCACAATCAGTGGTAATGTAATCAGTGCTAGCGGAGGTGGTGGAGAACCTGTTGATGCTTATACCAAGGCAGAGTCAGATGCAAGGTATCAGCCAAAGGGTAATTATGCAACTGAGCAATGGGTATTGAACCAAAAATATATAACAAGTTCTTCTACCGTGTTCAATAACTATTATACCAAGACTGAACTTAACAATAGATATTACACAAAGAATGAGGTTAATAATATCATCACAAACATTCAGAATCAGATTTCAGCATTGACTGAGGCTCTTGAGGAATGCTGTAGTTGTGATACACAATACAGATGGATTAGTTTGACTGGTTCTTCTGATTACATTTGTGACTATCAAACACATACTAAATATGAAAAACAGCAGAAACAGCAATCTACAAACTGTGGAAGGAGTTGGACTAATGTTGTACCAAGTGAATATCAGAGAGGTTCAATAATCGAAACAAGTTCTGTGGATTGTGGGTATGTGCCAGAGGGCGATAGACTTATAATGACAGATGCAACTGGTGGAACATATACACTTTATTGTAGTGCTGAACATCCAGAGACAACAGATTATCTTGATTTACATAGTGTAAAAGACCTTACATATTTTGACGGTACTACTATGACTGTAATCAGTGGATTCCCAAGCAACGAGATTAAACAGTCAATCGTTGACATTGAGGTAGGTGAATGTGTTAATACACTTGGTGGTCAGACATTCATGGACTATAGCGGAGTTACTGGTGTAACATTGCCAGACAGTCTTGTATATATGTACACAAGTGGATATGGTAACTTCGAGAACTGTGCAAGTTTGGAGTGTATTAATATACCAGACAGTGTTACATACATAGCTCCTAGAAATTTCAGAGGATGCAGCAGATTATCTAAAATTGTGATAGGCAGTGGTTGCACTAACATCGGAGACTATACATTCAGTGGATGTACATCGTTAAAGAACATCTACATCAAGGCTACAACACCTCCAACAATAGTTGATGTAAGCCTAAGTGGAATTGACAACCTAGCAAACATATATGTTCCAGTTTCTTCAGTTAATGCATATAAAACAGCAAATTATTGGAGTGCATTTGCAGATAAAATCACAGGTGTTGACATATTCCCTTCTGACTGTGGATATATCCCACTGAAATGGCTTGCAACATATTCTGGAGGTACAACATCTTCTGCTGAATGTGATTCTACAAGTGCAATCACAAACGGTGAAATAAGCGACTGGAGAAAAACTGTTTCAGTAGAAATCGGTGAATGTGTTACTACCATCGGAGACCTAGCTTTTAGTGGTTTTTTAAGACTATCTGGAATAACAATACCTAATAATGTAACTAGTATTGGAAGTCAAGCATTTGAGCAATGTATTGCACTCACAACTTGTTCAATCGGAAATGGTGTAACTAGCATTGGTATTAGTGCATTTGGAGGCTGTACAGGATTAACTAGCATCAATATACCAGATTCAGTGACGAGTCTTGACCAAAGTGCTTTCCATAATTGTACTTCTTTAACTAGTGTAACAATAGGTAGCGGATGTACTACTATAGGCAACACATGTTTCGGCAATTGTGGTAATATTTCAACATTTACTTGTAAAGCAACAACACCACCAACATTAGGTAGTACTGCATTCGGTGATACAACTGTTGGAGTTATATATGTTCCAGCACAATCAGTGAATGCTTATAAAAGTGCAAATAGGTGGTCTGACTACAGTTCAATAATTCAAGCCATTCCAAGTTAATAATAGTTATAAGACAATATATAAATGGACAAGATAACATTCAGAGACTATAGTTTTGATAAGCCACATATCGACAATATGACTCGAAAAGATACTTGGGTCAAGTTCGATTATGACAACTTATATCCAGAGAGGGTGTTGGAGATTGTAAACCAAAGCCCTCTCCAGAAATCCATTCTCGAATCAAAGAAAACATACATACTTGGAGCTGGACTTGACAAAACCGAGGAAAACATATATACACCAAATATGTTCGAATCATGGCAAGACCTCATTGAGAAATGTGCAAACGACTTCGTGTATCTAAACGCATTCGCTGTACAGGTAATCTTGAATGAAAGTGGTAACAGATTTTCATTCTATCATCAACCAGTAGACCAAGTAAGATTGGGTAACTACAATGAACAGAACTTCATTGAAAAGGCTTATCTTTGCACAGATTGGAGAAAGGCACAGAAAAATAAAAACGTTGTTGAGATTCCAATGTTCGGTTCTGAACAGCCAAAGAAGGGAAAGGCATATCTGTTGTACTTCAGACCAGAACAAGTTGGACAGTATTACTATGCAATACCAGAATATATGTCAGCATCAAACTATATCATGGCTGACGGTGCATTGTCTCAGTACTACAACAACTACATTCATAACAACTTCTCTGCAAACCTCGCTATAAGGTTTCCAATCGAGCCTAGCGAAGAGAAAAAGGAAGAGCTTTATGAGAACCTAAGAAAGTCATTCGGAGGTGCTGAGAACGCTGGAAACATCCTTCTTCTATTCGGAGAAAACGGTGTCGTTCCAGAGATAAGTGCAATTGAGAATGTAAATGCTGACTTGTATAACTCAGTGATGGACATTATTAAACTAGCATTGGTATCCGCAAACAGACTCACTTCACCAATTCTAGCTGGTATTGTCACCTCAACTGGATTCTCAAGCAAGTCTGATGAAATGATTGCAGCATATACACTGTATAAGCTTACAGTCATCAACACAGAGAGACAATTCATCTTGAAGTGCTTCAACAAGCTCCTTGAAATGAATGGTCATGCAAGATGCCTCAAGTTCATCGACTTTGATGTTAGGAAGGAATTTGAAGGACAATCTGAGTCAAATGACATGGTTGAGGATGAGGGAAATAACGTTGACGAAAATGAAGAAAAGGAGGTAAACAATGAGTAAGAAGAAATTGAACGATACATATCTGATTTCAGAAGAGCTATTGAAATTACACAGTCCTATTTCAAGAAACGTTGACGTTGACAAGGTAATACCGTTCCTTACAATCAGCCAGCCTTATTACATTGAAACGATACTTGGAGAGGCACTGACAAGCGAGTTGAAACTACAGATTGAGACCAACACTCTTACTGAGGAAAACAAGGCATTGGTGTTAAAGATAGCTCCAGCTCTTGCCAATTGGACAACATATCTAGCTCTTAGGAGTTTGGCATATAGTATAACTGAGAAATCAATCACCAAGGAGCACAGCGACAACTCAGAAGCATTATCAGAACGTGAGCTTGGTGAAATGATACTTTATGTCAAAAACCTTGCAGAAATGGCTACAGAGCTTCTTATAAGGTATCTATGCAACTGTACTTTAACTTACCCTCTCTGGCGTCCGAATGAGGATTGTCACTGTGAAAAGTATGTACCAACAGACGGTAAGGCAGAACAAGAGAAGAAATATAGCATATACTTTCCTAGCAAGGAAAACAAAGGGTGTGATAAATGTGATAGAGACGTGTTTATCAAGAAATACTAAAAACAAGAAATGGTTATAGAGGTTGATAAGACCATCTATAACCATTATGTTTTTTAGCTTTTCCAGCGCAACATTTCCATATTTTAGATTGCAATGAATTTGTTTTTTTTGCAGCAATACAAGTGCTTTCATAAACTCCTACAAGTTCGTTATCTAGCGTGTATTGATATACCATTTTACTTCTCCAATTCTTATTTCCAGTATGTGATTTAGAAATTTTTTCTTTAGTTTCATCTGATAACTTTCTGCCTTTATTTATTTCAGACATTTTTTTTCTATGGTTTTCAGACCTAACTGTGTTCATCCATTTCTTTTTTGTAATCGGATTGTTTACATTTTCCGTGTGTGTACACCAACGAAGGTTACAACTCCTATTATCTGTTTTGCAACCATTTTTGTGGTCAACGTCTGTATATCCGTTTGGATTTGGCAGTTCATTTTCAGCAATAAGTCTGTGTACCTTGAATGTTTTACTATCACCATTAACTCTGAGTATGACCATTGGATAACCACTAGTGTCAAGGTATTCACCCAACACATAGTCTTCTTTATGACCACCCCTTCTACCACCTACACTCATTATTTTTCCAATTGAAGGGTTATATTTGTATATACCTTCATACCCTTTAATATCTTTCCATGTTTCCATATCTAAGTTAGTTTTTGCAAATATATAATAAATATCTCGAAAAACAAAATGTGAAGCACAAAGAAAGAAAATAAACAAAGAAAGAATAAATAATCCTCTCTGAGGCGTTTTCTT